GAGCAGAGTTTGCAGCAGCACAAGTAGACAAAGCAAGAGAAGTTACTGACCAATTTACTAAAAATACGAGACGTTGGATAGCTTTAATAGCTGTTGTATCTATATTAGTAATACCTAAACTTGCACCATTTATAGATCCGTCAATGCCTATTTATGTAGGCTACACAGAAACAGTACAAGAAGGTTTTTGGATATTTGCAAGTGATGTAGACATGACGCAATGGAAGCCAATGTCAGGATTAGTAATTACACCATTAGATACTCATGTGGTTAGCTCAATCATAGGTCTTTATTTTGGTGGTTCATTAGTGAGAAAATAACATGAATGATAGATACTATTACGAAAATATGATTAAAAAACTAGAAGATCGTGAGAAATCTATCGTAGAAACTCTTTGTTTTGGAGCAGTTATAGATTATACTGCTTTTAAAGAGATGAGAGCTAGACTTTCTGAAATCTCTTTAACGAAACAGGAGTTAAAAGACCTGCTACAAAAGGTGGATGATAATGACTAAAACTTTATATGTGCCAGACCACATTATTGAAGAAGATAAACAAGAAAAACTAGAACAACAAGAACAACAAGAAGGAGATCTAGAAAAAGCTTACGTCAAATCAGAAGACAGAGTTCTAGACCCAGAAAAACTTTCAAAAAAAGCAATTGATAAAATGCCTCAACCTACTGGTTGGAGAATTTTAATATTGCCTTATCAAGGTAAAAAACTTTCTACAGGTGGTATTATCATACCAGAAGAAGTCAGAGAAAAAGAAGCAGTAGGAACAGTTTGTGGTTATGTACTAAAAGTTGGTCCTCTTGCTTACCAAGACTACAACAGATTTGGAACTTCTGGAGGTTGGTGTAAAGATGGAGATTGGGTAATTTTTGGAAGATACGCAGGTAGTAGATTTAAAATAGAAGGAGGGGAAGTTCGTATACTAAATGATGATGAAATTTTAGCTCGTATAAACAACCCTGACGATATTTTACATATTTAATTAATAACAACATGGAGGAAACCATGCCAGAAGCAAAAGAAAAACTACAAGAGCAGGAAACACAAGAAGTAAGTGTAGAGGTTGAAGAAGCCCCTCAAGATACTTTATCTGATGACCCTGAAGTTGAACAACATCAAAAAGAGAGACCTCTGGAAGAAGTTGAACAAGAAGCTAAACAAGCTGAGCCTGTAAAAAATGAAGGAGAGCTAGAAGAGTATAGTGAGGGCGTAAAGAAAAGGATAAATAAACTCACAGCAAAACTGCGTGAAGCAGAACGTCGTGAAAAGGCAGCTACTGATTATGCACAGTCTGTGCAAAAAGACTTAGAAAGTAATTCACAAAAGGTAAATACTTTAGATGAATCTTTTGTCACTGAGTTTGAAACTAGGATTAAGTACCAAGAAATGGCTATAAAAAATGAATTAAAATTGGCTATTGATCGTGACGATGTTGATAAACAAACAGAGCTACAACAACAATTAGCTAAATTAGCTGCTGATCAACAAAAACTAGAATATGTTAAAACTCAAAGAGAAACAGATAAAAAAGAAACTGAAGTAAAACAACCACAAGCCCAAGCCCAAGCACAGCCTCAACAACCTGTTGATCCTAAAGCTCAGTCATGGGCAAATGAAAACACATGGTTTGGAGCAGATGAGCCTATGACTCTTACTGCTTTTAGTGTTCACAAACAACTTATAGAAAGCGAAGGATATGATGCGACCTCTGATGAGTACTACGCTGAATTAGATCGTAGAATGAGAAAAGAATTTCCACAAAAATTTGACTCAACTGAGGCAAAAACAAACGGTAGAACTACTCCTCAAGTGGGTGGAGCTACTCGTGGGAGTCAACGAGCAAAGCAAACAAAAGTAAAATTAACCAACTCTGAGGTTGCAATCGCTCGCAAACTTGGTATAACTAATGAACAATATGCGAGACAAAAAGTCCGCATGCAATCGTGAGGTAACACACTATGACCGATAAAAACCCACGCTCTTCTGAACAAAGAAGCAAAAAAGCAAGATCCACTCCGTGGAAACCACCGTCTACACTAGACGCACCACCCGCTCCAGAAGGATTTAGTCATCGATGGATTCGTGAATCCGTAATGGGTTATGATGACAAAAAGAACCTTTCTGCTCGGCTTCGCGAAGGCTTTGAACTCGTTCGTGCCGATGAGTACCCAGATTTTGAAGCACCAACTGTCCAGGATGGTAAACATGCAGGAGTAATTGGTGTTGGAGGACTGGTACTTGCCCGTTTCCCCAATGAAACTAAAAATCAACGCGATGAACACTTTCAACAGCAAACAGCTGACCAAATGGAAGCCGTTGATAATGATTTAATGAGGGAACAACATCCGTCTATGCCTATCAGTAAACCTGAAAGGCAGACTCGTGTAACTTTTGGTGGAAATGATTCCTCCAAAAAAGATAAATAATTATAAAGGAAGAAACTTATGGCAAATATTGATGCTGCATTTGGGTTAAAACCCTACAAAATGCTTGGAGCAGGAACAAACTCCAATGGCGTTATGTCTTTTAAGATTCAAACAGCGAGCACAGCGGGAACATCTAGTGTAATTTTTGAAGGAACACCAGTTATCCCACTTGCAAATGGTTTGGTCGATATAGTAGGCAACGCTAATGGAGGAACAGTTCCTCTGCTTGGAGCATTTATTGGTTGCGAGTATACCGCTTTAGACGGTACTCCAACTTTTGCAAACCAATGGCCTGGAACGAGCTCTGTTAAGAGTTCTACTGAGGCTACCGCACTTATAGCTGCACACCCAGATCAATTATTTTTGATCAATTGTGACGCTGCTGCGGCTCTTACGCTTGTTCACGCGAATGCAAACTTTGCTACAGCGACAACTGGCACTTCAGCGACTGGTAAGTCGTTAGGTGAGCTAGCTGTTTCAACTGCGGCTACTACAAACACTCTAAACATGAGAATCGTTGGTTTTGAAGATTCACCTTCAAACTCTGATGTCTCTAGTGCAGGGCGTTTAGCAATCGTACAAATAAACAATCACTTCTATCGTTACAATGCTAATGGTACTGGTGCAGGTGTATAAGGAGGTACATAATTATGGCAATAACTAGATCACAACTCCTTAAAGAGCTTGAACCAGGACTTAATGCCCTGTTCGGACTGGAGTATGATAGGTATGACAATGAGCATACTGAAATATTTGAAACTGAAACTTCTGATCGTGCATTTGAAGAAGAAGTAATGCTTGCGGGATTCGGCCAAGCTCCTACAAAAGGAGAAGGTGCGGCAGTCACATTTGACTCTGCAAATGAATCTTTCACTGCAAGGTACACCCATGAAACAATCGCTTTAGCGTTTGCTATAACAGAGGAAGCTGTCGAAGATAATCTTTACGACAGACTAAGCTCTCGTTATACTCGTGCTTTGGCTAGATCTATGGCAAATACCAAACAGGTAAAAGCAGCTTCTATCTTAAACAATGCGTTTGACAGTACTTTCGCAATAGGCGATGGTAAAGAACTTTGTGCGACCGATCATCCAACAGTGGGTGGTGGGAACTTCCGTAACGAGCTCTCTACAGCAGCCGATCTTAATGAAACATCACTTGAACAGTCGCTTATTGATATATCGGCTTTCATTGATGAAAGAGGCTTAAAAATAGCTCTACAAGGTCGTAAATTGATAATTCCACCTGCGTTACAATTTGTAGCAGAAAGGTTGATGGCTTCAAACTTACGTCCAGGAACAGCTGATAACGACGTTAATGCGTTAAGAAACATGGGAATGCTTCCTGACGGTTATGTAGTAAATCACTTCTTAACTGATCCAGATGCGTTCTTTATTAAAACTGACGCTCCAAATGGTTTTAAACACTTTGAAAGAAGTTCTATTAAAACTAGCATGGAGGGAGATTTTGATACTGGTAATGTTAGATACAAAGCCAGAGAAAGATACAGTTTTGGTGTTTCTGACCCAAGATGCGTATTCGCTTCTCCAGGAGCTTAGTTTTTACACTAATCTCGACGGAAAGGGAGCTTCGGCTCCCTTTCTTTTTTGTTTTAATCGGTATAGAATAAAATTCTAGGTATATTAACTTGTTTTATAGACTGATCTAGCAGACAAGCCGAGACTATAAAACTTATTTCCTTAGGAGGAAATTATGGCAAAGACAACTTTTTCAGGTCCAGTTAAATCATTAACAGGATTTATCTCAGCAGGTAATGGTACAGTAGTTAGCTTAACAGCAGACACTAGCTTGACTGTAGCAGCACATGCAGGGAAAATTTTAACTTGTAACGACGCAGATGGTAAATTCACACTTCCTAGCATTGTAACAACAACACCAACAGACCCTACAGACCCTAACCAATTAAATAACTTAGGTGCTACTTTTTTCTTTGTTGTAGACACAGCAGCAACTGATCTTGATATTAAAACAGATGGAACAGATAAATTTGTTGGTGGGTTATACACAGGAGTCACTAATGCAACAGGTAAGACATTTATATCAGGAGCTTCTAACGATGTAATTACTATGAATGGTTCTACAAAAGGTGGGCTAGCAGGAAGTATCGTAAAAGTTACTGCTATGGCCTCTGCAAAATATGCTGTCGAAGGTATAGTACTGGGTTCTGGAACCTTAGTAACTATGTTTGCTGACGCTTAATAAGGAGAAATAAATGGCTGATGCAGTTACTTCACAAACTATTATTGACGGTCAAAAAACCGCAGTTATGAAGTTTACCAATGTTTCAGATGGCTCTGGTGAAGATGCAGTTACAAAAGTAGATGTCAGTGCTTTAGCAGCACTACCTGATGGAACTGTTTGCACAGGAG